TACAAGTATTTTATACGACATTTGCTTTGTCACTTATGTATTTAGCATATGTTATATCAACTAAATTTGTTATATAACTAATGCAGATATGGAGAACAAATCCTAATATGTTAGTTCCTTACTATCTCATGCACTCATATTTATATTATGTTATGAATGAACCTATCATTGAGGACACAGAATATGATGAGATATGTAGGGAACTAAAGGAGAAGTGGGATAGTGTAGAACATTATCACAAACACTTAATAGATAAGCAATCATTAGGTGCAGGAACAGGTTATGAATTACAATATAATAAACGTATTGAACGTGCATCACTTGCATTGCTCAACAAAAGTAAGGAGAAATAATATGCCTAAATATGATAAAGATGGTAATATAGAAAAGTGGTGTTGGTATGATATCTTTTGGGATGTCGAGAAAAAAAAGTTCTTCCCCCCTAGATGGTGGGTAAAACATTTAGCTGAACAGTCAGAGGATGATTGGGAACTACCTTGGTTTATTCAAAGTAAAATATATTGGCTCAACGATTACCTAGATTGGTTGAAGCAACCTAGAGGTGTTACGTCAACTATAGAACCTATTAAAAAGAAATATATAATAAAAAGTTTGTATGATTCTGATTACTTTGATTATGATGGAGCAGGAGATTGTTACACAGTAGAAGAAAAATATGATGTACATGATTCTTTGGATGACATTTTAAAATCGTTAAAGAAAAATATCAGATATGAAAATTCAATGAAACCTAAACTAGACACAGTAGAAGAATATTGTCAGGAGTTTGGGTTTGAAGTTTATGAAAGGTTATATTAATGCAACTAACTAATTTAGTAGATAAGTATTATTTATCTAACGATTTCAATAGCTTAGTTGATAAAACTAAAGTTGATTATCAGTATTGTGCAAGGGTTTTGTTGGACACAAAAGTTGATGGCAAAACTTTGGCAGCCTTGAACCTTACGAAATTGTCAGGTGCGATAGCACGCAGAGCATACGAAGTATGGCTTGGGCGTGGCGTGTACTTGGCTAACGCTGTTACGTCAGTAGCACGTAAGGTTTATTCATATGGAATGGAGATGGGATATGCTGAGAGCAACCCTTTCTCTACTTTCAAACGTAAATCTACACATGTTAGACGTACTGTGTGGACACAAGAGCAAGTGATACAGTTTTTAGACGTAGCTTATAGTGATTTTAAGTACAGAAATGTAGGTTTGATAGTACAAATGGCATATGAATGGTGTCAACGTATAGGAGATATGCGATTATTGCAGTTCTCAAGCATAGATTTTGATAAAAGTGTGCTAAATTTGCAACAGTCCAAGAGAAGAAGTGTAGTACACCTACCAATTTCACTTGACTTATTGGAAATGTTAGTTCAGCAGAAGGAAGAATATGGTTTTCAACCCTATGTGACCCCACATTATAGACCTGTACGTGGAGAATATAAGCCTTACACGTTAGTGAGACTGTCAAAAGTAGGTAGAAGACTAATGGACATGGCTAATTTGCCTAGTGAATTACGTATGATGGACTTACGAAGGACAGGTACAACAGAAATGGTGGAAGCAGGAGTACCAATGGGTCAGATTATGTCTGTCACAGGTCATGCTAACCCTCAATCTGTGAAACCTTATATGAAAAATACGTATGAATCTGCAAATAATGCATTGACACTACGTAAAACCCATGGTATAAGCAAGTAAATGCCGACAAGGAAAGTGATATATAATGATAAATGTAAATGAAATAGTAAAAGATTTAGATGTACCTAATGGTATGACAAAAAGAATTAATTGTCCTGTATGTAAAGGCTATAAAACATTTACTGTAACAAACAACAAAGGTAAGATGATTTGGAATTGTTACAAAGCTACATGTGAAACTAAAGGTGGGCATAGAGTACACCTGTCAGTACAAGACATACGTGATGCTATCACAGATGATGTGATTGATACATGTGAGATTGAGTTTGTATTACCTGACTTTGTAGTACCACATGGAGATAGAGAAGAGGTCATGGACTTCTGTAAACTATGGAAGTTAAATGCAGATGAACTTGACTTACACTATGATGTAAAAGAAAAACGTGTCGTGTTCCTAGTTAAAAGTAATGGCACTACTGTGGATGCAGTAGGTAGGTCAGTTACAAATAGACTACCTAAGTGGAAACGATACGGAAAGAATAGTCTGCCTTACACATACGGATGTGGTAAGGTAGCAGTAGTTGTTGAGGATTGTGTGAGTGCTTCAGTTGTAGGCAATGATGTATACGTTGGGTTAGCTGTGTTGGGTACGTCATTATCAGAATCACATAAGCAGTATCTCTCACAATTCTCAACAGCAATTATCGCACTAGACCCTGATGCATTGCCCAAGACACTAGCCTTTGCAAAAGAGTTACGAGGATATGTTAAGGATATTAAAGTCCTTAGATTGACAGATGATTTGAAATATCGTAATGATGTAGATATACAAAATTTAAACAACCTAACCCAACAACAACAACAATAGAAGGAGACCAACATGGAACTATCGTTAATAAGAAGCCTGATGAACAAGTCATTTTATGATGACCACAGAGGTGCTAAATGTCCTGACAGATTATTTAGTAAAGATGTACGTCAGATAAAGAGTGCTCTAGATAAGGCTATGAGTACGTATGAGAGAACAGTAACACCTGATGAGATTGAAGCATTGTTTATGTCTAACAATCCATCTATGACTACAGCACAGAAGCAAGCATACTCTAGTTTGTTTCACCAAATAAAGAAGGAGCAACCTCTTGGAACAGATATTGCACAAGAAGTATTGTCTAAGTTGTTTCAACAAGTTGTAGGTGAAGACATTGCTAACTTAGGTTTTGATTATGTCAATGGTGCTAAGTCCTCTCTTGAACCTCTACGTAATATACTTGAGCATTATGGCGATGACTTTACACCTAACTTAAATATTGAGTGGGATGACATTGACTTAGATACTCTACTAGCTAAGAATGATTTGGAAGCTAGATGGACATTCAATATACCTAGCCTTACACGTAAGGTAGAAGGTGTGAATGCAGGACACTTGATTGAGATTGGTGCTAGACCTAATACAGGTAAGACATCCTTTCATGCAAGTTTGATTGCTAGTCCAAATGGTTTTGCTCATCAAGGTGCTAACTGTATTATCCTATGTAACGAAGAAGGATATCACAGGGTAGGTGCAAGATACTTAACTGCATCAACAGGTATGGAAATGAAAGAGATAAAAGCTAATCCTGCTAAAGCACGTGACTTATATGCACCTGTCAAAGATAGAATAAAGATTAAGGATGCGACAGGTAGGGATATGGCATGGGTAGAGAGTGTGTGCAAGGCATACAAACCTGATGTGGTACTGTTAGACATGGGAGATAAGTTTGCACGTACAGGTGGCTTTGCTAGGCAGGATGAAGCACTAAAGGCTAATGCAGTACATGCTAGACAGATAGCTAAACAACATGAGTGTGCAGTCTTCTACATGTCACAGTTATCTGCTGAAGCTGAAGGTAAAGTTATACTGAACCAAGCTATGATGGAAGGCTCACGTACAGGTAAGGCTGCGGAAGCTGACTTGATGATTCTGATTGCTAAGAACCCACAGGTAGAAGGGCAAGATGAAGAGGATACACAAAGACATTTGAATGTAGTTAAAAATAAGTTGACAGGTTGGCATGGTAGTGTACACTGTGAATTGAATTACAGAACAGCGAGGTACGAAGCATGAAGCTAACACTAGACGTAGAAAATACAGTCACACATAGAGATGGTAAGTTACATCTTGACCCATTCGAAAAAGACAACAAGCTAGTTATGGTAGGTTGCTTAACAGATAAAGGTCAGGAGTATTTATTCAGAGATAACTATGATGGCTTGCAAGCGTTATTAGATGAAGCTACCATTCTCATTGGACACAATATTGTACATGACTTAATGTGGATATGGGAATGTGGATTCAAGTATGATGGCTCTGTGTTTGATACGATGTTAGGCGAGTATGTCTTACAACGTGGACAGAAACAACCACTCTCTCTTGAAGCATGTGCAGAAAGATATAACTTGAATACTAAGAAACAAGATACATTGAAAGAGTACTTCAAGAAAGGTCTTGGTGTAGATGAGATACCTGCTGACGAACTATCAGAGTATTTATCTGCTGACTTACATGCTACACAAGAGTTAAGTAATGAGATATATAGAAAGCTAAACTCTACTGAGTATGGCGGATTAATGACTACTGTAGTACTCACAAATAGAGTAGCGGTTACACTAGCTAGAATATATCAAAGAGGATTTACTGTAGATATAACTGCATTGGATAGTGTTAGGAAAGAGTTTGAACAGGAAAGAAAAGACTTGAGAGTATCCTTGAATGAGCAAGTAAGCAAACTCATGGGAGATATACGTATCAATCTTAACAGTCCTGAGCAATTATCTTGGGTTATCTATAGTAGAAAGCCACACGATAAAGCTAT